ACCATAAACGAAACTGTAGCACTTTATCACCTCGATTATACGACTATAATTTCATTTTCCATATTATTTTCTATAATCAACATATTCAATAATTTTCTGCATTTTTCAGGGTTATTTGTTCTTATCGCCTTAATCTTTTTTACAAATGTTCTGCTCTCCACCAAAAGTTTTTTATATTTTTTATCCGCTATTTCTACAAACATATTAGGAATAACATTCTTAATAATATCCCATTCCTGTATTTTTTCTATAAGCAAACATTTAATATGATTCTTCTGATATTTATTCAACCTGTTGTACTCTGGATACCCAAACATAATATCCGGAGCCTGTATTTTAATTGCATCTTGCATATACTCTACTATGTCAACTCCTGAATTATGTAAATCCCTATTTATCATCGGATCCATTATCGCATTCGATATAATAGTAGCTCTTCCTGCATTCGCAAAATCTTCATTGGCTGGTTTCACATAAGGATATCCTTTTTCAGCATAAAATAAATGTCCAAATTCATGAGCAACTTCTGTTAACTCTCTTGAAGTATGAGGTTTCTGTTTCATTAAAATGAAGTGACAACACCCCTGTATTTCCATTGACCTCATATTTGCTCCTAAATCCGGTTTTATAAAAAAGGCTACTGGCTCTGACAACCTGACAATTCCTTTGTTTATATACTTTAAAGCCGCCTTATTTTCTGAAAAATTTAATGTTGTTATGTCATAATATGTTGCCTGAAATTCGTTCTCAATATGCTTTATTAATTCTGTTTGCACTCTTATTTCCCCCTATTGCTTTTAATATTGATATATTGTACAATAGAAGTAACATCATACTATTGCACAAATAACCAGAATTAAGGTTGCCGCCTTTCTGGTTATTTTTATTTTACACTGTTGCTTACAAATAATCAATTTATTAGTTCCAAAAGCCCTCGTTAGTTGATTTACTGAATAATAGGATCAATCCCACGCAGACCCCCGATAATGGTTCTGCCAAGCA